GGAGCGGTTGACACTTTTGATACGCGTCTTCTTGTTGAGATCTTCATGGGGGCCATGTTTTGTTGGTTTATTCTTGATACTTGGTGATATATCTTGAGCCTCTAGTATGGCAATGGCCATAGCGTAGAGACTCGGTGTCTGGTCCCTAAGAATCAGGTACCGACTACCACCAACAGTGTACCGAATAGTACCACGTGGCTTGTTGATCTGCACGGAAGTCGCGGCTTTCAGGAAGTGGGTGTCCAACTCGAGTTTTAACTTCCGTTTGCGGCCAGGGGGTGGCTGCGTCCTGCCGGGGGTTGGTTTAGGGGGCCCAATTGGCATTGGTAACACCCTAGCACGCTGTTCGGCGCGTCTTGGTTTGTCCAAGATCGGGTTTGACCGTTTGGACTTCACCAGCCTAGTGTTGGTGGGCTGGGCTGGGTCAGATCGCTTAGGTGGTGCGGTCTGGTGGCTCCCGCGTAACTTCCCAGGTCCGCGGGGGTTCTCCACCGGTGCGGGGCATGTACCGGTGGGTAGGCCGGCAGTGCTCCGGCTCTTCAATTGTGTGTTGCCACGCAGGTTGGTGCTCTTGGTTTTGATAGAGCCCTTCGGCGTAGTTTTTGGGGATGGTACGGATGCTGGTCTAGCGTCCGAGTTGTTCTTGTTGGCTCCACGGAAAGAAGTGGGCTTGGAATCATAGTCGCGTCTGCGTAGAGCGTTCCCGTGTTTGACTATATACCCGTAGAGTGGCGCTCGCACGCCACCTATCTTCTTTGTCACCTGGTAGAATATCTCATCCGCTTCGTTCAGCTTGCTGGGTGAATCGGAGTGTCTGTAGTATTGCTTATCGTGTTGCTTGCATGCTTCATCTAGATCGTTAACGGCTGGAACTGTCCCATCAACAGATGGTTGGAACTTGCCGTCGCTATAATATACCCCACAGTAGTTAGTTGTAGGATCCATATTATCGCGGCACTGGTTGCCCAGTGCTACAATTCCAGATGTGGTATCTCCGTGTGGTCATGGGCTACGTGCGTTTGGTACTCAATAGCCATGTCACTATAGAGCCTCTCGCGCGCCATCTGCTCGTCCGGGGTTATACCCCAGGCCATGAATGTATCGAGGCGGCTTTCCGCTGACACCATGCTCGACTTGGCCTCTAACTCGCCACGAAGGTATAACATACCACACTGGAATGCATTGGATTTCGATATCTTGGACGTGAGTCCAGATCGCATATACATTTTATAAAATTCCTGCAATATTGGCACCCCACTAGTGAGGGCCAGCCCACATTCACCCACCGCATACAGCCATTTCTTCATGGCCTTGGCGGTACCCAGGTTCAGAGTGCATAGAGCGTCCTTTGCTAAGGCAACTTCTATGTTCCGTACCATGCGTGGTCCACTGATGGTGCGTATACACCTCATCTGGCAGAATTCAATGGACGGCAGGTTCACAGCGGGTGGCTCGGCTACCATTCGGAATCCGAGATTGAAAAACCACTCTTCCAACCCGTTTGTGTACCGGTCCACGTCCTCCCGCTCCATAAAGACCACGCAGTCATCTCCATTATTCATCAACTTGATATTTACACCTACATGTCTGCTATGGCTGTATATCATTGCGCACATTATTATACAGTTGCCCATTGCGGTGTTCATATCTCCGCTAAATCTCTTCCCCCTAACCGAGTAGGTTAGTTTACCGTTTTGGCAATAGCCGAACCCACGGTTGTTCATTTGCCAGTTAAGCAACTTCACGAGGTGGGCATCATGTGGGTACAGGCTCTTGTATATGTCGTGTTCCCAGCCTAACATAGCTGGTCCCACGTGCATGTCGAACTTGGTGGCATCCAAGCCGATTGCTACCGGGTTATTGAATGACTTCCATTTGCCGGTCATTATCTGAGCAATCTCCTGTACGTTGTATCCCTTGATAACGGTGGGCCCATCGCCAAACACCCTGCGGATTCCGCGGTACATTCTATGCTCAATGTGTTTGAGATAGCTGCCTAAATGCAGGTTGTACCGCGGGTTCCGTGGTTGAATACAGCGTGGGGCTTTAGTCGGGTTGACTTTCTCACACTTTACGAAAGCGATGCTGTATGCATCCTTTCGCTCTAGGGGAGCCTGGCCGAGTGATTCTAGTGCCTGCGCGTAGATTGAACGTTTTCGACCTGTGTACATCTCCACAACTTCGTGAAGGAAAACACGGGTGGGACGTCCAACATTGCTCAGCAGTCTATTCTTAAACTCCCTCAAGGTTTGGCTCACCTCTGCACTGTCCACGTGGGGAGGTGCTACAAACTCCTCCCCTACTTTACAGTAGTACATGCGGGTTAATAAGGCCGTGGCCAGCGTATCTATATCCGCATTGTTGATACGCAAATTCAGGAGCGGACCCACACCACTAATGC